GTCATCTTGGTCATCTTGGTCATCTTGGTCATCTTGGTCATCTTGGTCATCTTGGTCATCATCATTTCTGTCACTTTCCGCGTCTGCGCTCTCTTCAACATGTTTATCAGAATCTGGTTCGTTTGTAAGATCTATGATCTCTGGACGAGATTTTTGCTCAACATTGACATCTCCATCTGTTTTTTCTTCATGAACTTTGTATTTTTCGAAGTCTTCTTCATCTACTAAAGGAGGCATATCTGCATATTCGTCGTCCGTTGATAGATGAGTTTCAATTTCTTGAGTTTTTTGCATTGTTTCGCTTTCTACGCTCATTTTTATAATTTTAAGTGTATTTTTAAATAATAAATAGAAATAATAAACAAAAATGATTTTTAAAAAAAAATCATTTATAAAGTAAAGATATAAATAAATGAATAGCGTTCACGAAATATTGAATAATTCTCGCGTTTTCGGCGATTTTCATACACATGTAAGTATGATTCAGCCGTTGGGCAAATTTAATATTAGCAGAAATGCTATTGATGAATTTTGGGAAAAATACTGCGATTCGTTGTGTGAAGATGAAAAAGTCTCATACGGAATCGCTGAAAAACTACAAACATATATTCCAGTATTAGTAGACGTCGATATCAAAGTTCCTTATACAGAAGATAAAGATATTAAAAGATTATATACAAAAGAACAACTGGAAGATATTGTAAGAACTTACCAAGAAGTAATCAGAACAATCGTAGATGATTACAATCCAAATCATGCGATATGCATTTCTTTAGAAAAACCAGCTTATAAAGTAGTTTCAGGTTCGGGCTCTGAATATATTAAAAGCGGTTTTCATTTACATTTTCCTTATGTATTTTTATCAAAAACTGATCACGAAGCCCACTTGATTCCTCGTGTAAAAAAACAGTTGGATAAAACAAAAATTTTTCAAAATTTAGGATTTATTAAATCTGATGAATTTTTAGATTCATGTTATGTAAAAAATCCTTGGCTATTATATGGAAGCAAAAAATCTGATACTATGGACGCATACACCATATCTACAATTTATAATGACGAGAGAGATGAAATCAGTCTTGAAGATTCTCTTAAAGATTATAAAATTTATGATGCAGATGAAAACGAAATTAATATTAAAGATCGTTATCATTATTATTTACCTCGAATTTTGAGCGTCGTTCCATGGCATCGAAAAATCACAGAAGTTAAAGCAAACTTGCCAACTGTAATTAAAATCTCAAATTCTTCAGATGATTCTGAAAAGAAAAAGAAATATGTTGCAAAAAATCTAAGCGAAACATTAGAAAAAGCTAAAAAATATCTTAATATTATGTCGCATGATCGAAGTATGAATTACTCTACTTGGATGCAAGTAGGATGGGCTTTATATAATATTTCCAACGGAAATGAAAATGGTCTTGCCTTATGGTTGGAATTTAGTTCTAAATGTGGAGATAAATTTAACGAAGCAGAATGTGTTTCTCTTTGGGATAAAATGGTTCCTAAAAATATGACCATTGGAACTTTAGCACATTTTGCAAAAGAAGACAATCTTATTGAATATAATAAAATCATTAAATCTTATACTGAAAACTATATCAAAGAAAGTTTAGAAGGTAGTCATCACGACTTGGCTAGAGCTTTATACGAACGTTACGGAACCGAATTTGTATGTGCAAGTGTAGCCCAGAATATTTGGTATCAATATGAAAATCATAGATGGAAAAAAATCGAAGAAGGAATTTTTCTTAGACAAAAAATTTCTCAAGAAATCGTAAAACTATTTGAAGAAAAGAACTCTGAGATTTTAGTTAAGATGAGCAAAGCCCCAGAATCAGAACATGCTATAATTGGAGTACAACTTAAACTTGTCCAAAAAATGATTAAACAACTTAAATCTCATCCATTTAAATCAAACGTTATGAAAGAGTGTAAGGATGTTTTTTATGTAGAAAGCTTTTTAAAAACTCTAGATACTAACCCATGGCTTATGGGATTTAAGAATGGAGTTTATGACTTGGAAAAAAATATTTTTCGACCAGGCATTCCTGAAGATTACATCTCATTACAGATGCCAATTGAATATTCAGAATATACAGAAGACAACAATTTGGTTAAAGATGTTTATGACTTTTTTCAAAAAATCTTTCCTGATAAACAAGTTAGAGATTACTTTATGGATATTTCTAGTGACGTGTTTGTCGGCGGAAATCGTCGCAAACACGTGTATTTCTGGTCTGGAGAAGGTGATAACGGAAAATCGATTACCGAATTGTTTTTTGAAAAAATGCTTGGAGAATATGCAATCAAATTGCCTACATCTCTTGTTGTAGGAAAGAGAACACAAAGCAGTCAGGCCGCACCAGAACTTGTCCGAGCAGGAAATGGTGTAAGATGGGCAATTCTACAAGAACCAGATAAGAAGGATGTTTTAAATATTGGCATTCTCAAAGAATTATCAGGAAATGATACATTTTTTGCACGAGGTCTTCATCAGGCAGGTGGAGAAATTCAACCAATGTTTAAACTTTCTGTTATTTGCAATGATCCGCCAAGCGTTCCTTATAGTGATAAAGCGACATGGAATCGTATTCGTGTAATTCCTTTTGAGAGCACTTTTACAAATGATGCGCCTGCCACTTTTGAAGAACAATTGTTATTAAAACGATTCCCTAAAGATATGAACTTTTCTGAAAAAATTCCATCTCTACTTAAACCTTTTGCATGGGTTCTATTAAATCATAGAAAGAAAGGTAATACTTTTGTAGAACCCGAGAAAGTACGATTGGCAACCGATTCTTATAGAAAGAAGAACGATAGTTATCAACAATTTATTGATGAATGTGTTACTAATGATAATACAAAGAAACTTGCTCTTAGCGATCTTTATTCAAAATTCAAAGAATGGTACAGAGAAAGTTGTTCTGGACAATCTATCCCAACTAAAAATGAAGTCAAAGAGTATTACTCTAAATGCTGGGGAGAACCCGACAGAGGAGTATGGAAGGGTAAAAAATTACTCAGTGTTGAAGATCAAATTGAAAAAGGAGATGCGGTAGTCTTAAATGATAATGATTTAGAACAAAATTAAAAATGATTTATTAATTATAATTATATTATAATTAATTAATTTAACATGAGTTACGAAGATATTAAGAGTTATTTAGAAGAAGGACATAACGTATTCTTAACCGGCCCCGGTGGAGTAGGAAAGTCGTATTATATCAATAAATTGAAAGAAGACTCGGATTTTAAAGATAGAATTACAGTTACATCTACAACTGGCATATCTTCTTTTAATTTAAAAGGGCAAACAATCCACAGTTTTAGTGGAATAGGTGTTTTTAATAATGGAGATACTTTATCAAGCATTATACAAAGAATGAAAAAATTTCGTATTTATGAAAAAACGAGAGAAAAACTGAAAAAGTGTGATGTTTTAGTTATCGATGAAGTAAGTATGATGGGTAAACAATTCTTGGATATTCTTGATTTATTGTTAAAAAAAATTAGAGAAGTAAAACTTCCGATGGGAGGTATTCAAGTTATATTTACCGGAGATTTTTTACAACTTCCTCCTATTAATGATGACTATTGTTTTAAATCTGATGTTTGGAAAACACTTGATCTTAAAGTAGTATATCTTACTAAAATGTACAGAGTAAACGATCCAGATTATACTGATATTTTATCTAGAGTGAGAATGGCAAGACATACTGAAGATGATAATGTAAAACTTTATTTAAGACATATTGCTTATAAAAAATTTATAAAAAATCAAGAAGATGAAGATGAAAAAGAAATAAAAGTAAAACCAACTTTTCTTTATAGTAGAAAAATAGACGTAAATGAAAAGAATATGGAAGAATTAGATAAAATACAAAACGAACTTTTAATTTTTAAACCAAAAGTAGAATTGGTTGAAGATACAGAAGATGACAAAGATAACGTTGAAAATATTAAAGAAGTTATTAATGAATTAGAAGAATTTGAAAATAAAAAGAAAAAAATAACTGAAGAAAAACTTTATTTAAAAGTCGGTGCACAAGTTATGTTAACTGTGAATATTAATATTGATCTGGGTCTTGTTAACGGAAATAGAGGTGTAATAACATCTTATAATTCAGAATCAGGATCTATAAGAGTAAAATTTTTATGTGGAGAACACTCTATAACTCCTTATGAATATTTATATCAATCTAAAATAAAATATAAAGTTTATCAATATCCGCTAATTCTTGCTTTCGCATTAAGTATTCATAAAGTTCAAGGTTGTACTCTAGATTATGCAATTATTGATCTTGGATATAATATATTTGAAGCTAGTATGTCCTATGTTGCTTTATCTCGTGTTAGAAATTTAAACGGTTTATTATTAAAAGCTTATCAACCTGCTAAGATATTTTGTAATAAAGATGCTTTAGATTTTTATAACAATTTATAAAGTTGTTACTATTATATAAGAAATAATAGTAAATGTATAAACACTCATTAGCTTATTTTACAATTCTTGGATTTTCTTATGCTACTTATATAAAAACTAAAGTTTATAATGAAAAGATATATTTAGAATTACGAGATTTAAAAAAAGAAGTTAAAAATATTAAAAGTAATTAAGTTGTTTTTCGAACTATTTCAATTAAGATATACTATCTTAATTGATTTCAATTTCTCTTTCATTAAAAATAATATCAATGTATTCAGACATATCTTTTATCTTTTCTAAAATATAGTTTTCATTTTCAGGATGCAGAATAACAAGAGCCATTTCAGTTACTTTAATATCGTATCGTGTTTCTAGTATTCTCTTGTAAATATTCAACTGAAGAGAGTAATGATTATAATTACAGTGATCTAAAGAAGATAGTTTTCCCAATCCTTTCTCAAATATATTATCTTTTTTTATTTCTTTAACTCTTTTCCAGTCGTATAATGCATAATTATCACTATTTTTTATTTTATACAACATATCAATTTGTCCTGCTAAATCTATTTTTCCATCAAAAACAGACCATTCAGTTCTAAATGGTTCAAATTTATCTTTTATTGTTTCATTAAAATTTAAAAAATATTGGAACTCTGTTATATCTTCATTTTCATTTTTAATTTCGTTATAGTAATTTTCAATCATTTTATGCATTTTAGTTCCGTTTTCAGATGCATTTTTTCCATTTTTAGCCCATGAGTCTTTTATTTGTTGATCTGTCATATTAGGATATTTTTCTTTTTTATTTTTCATCAATTTAATGATTTTGTCAGCTTCAAATTTTGGAAAATGATGATGAATTAAAGTAGTTGTACTAATAACTCCGTCTGAAGATCCATCTATATAATATGTATGACTTTTTTCGTCAAAAGATATTCTCTCATCTCTTTCGTGTTTGTTTATTTCAGATAAAAGTCTCATTTTATATTATATAATTAAGCTTTTATATGTATATAATTACTTGTATTAGTTATATAGTTTATGAAGATTTTCAACAACTTTTGTATGTACATATAAAGCCAAGTTTGTTGGCACGTATCCATTACTCAAAGTATTACAAGAATCACACTCTCCAAACATTACATTACTTGAATCTGAAAGTGTTATGATATACGGTAGAACACCTTTTTTCTTTAATATTTTAAGAAGATTTATAAATTTATTTATGCGTTTATTTATCTTTTTTATTTCATTATTTAAATGCTTTGAATATTGTTTTAATTCTTTTGAAGATTCTTCTTTATTTCTAGGAATGTTTTCATTTATTTCAATTCTTTTTGTTCTATAATAAGATTGTAAATCAAAAGGATGTTTAAAATAAGTCTCGTTAAATTTATCTCCATTACATACAAAAAAGTCTAAATCAATATCTAAAATAAACTTATTTCCATTTATTTTTATTAAATTTAAAATATTATTAGCACTTTGTTCAAGATTAGTAATTCTTAATTTTTTATATATTCTTTTTTCTATTTTTTTAGGAATATCTTTTACATATTCCATATCGAATTCGGCATCTGGTTCATTTGATTGTAATGTTGAAGATTTTTTATTTTGTTTTATAAAATATTCAACTTCTATTTGTTTATCTGGAACCCATTCCGGCATAACCCATACTAAATCTTTTATTCCTGTTGTTATTAAAACACCGCTTTTAGCAGCGCCAATATCCCATACAATTTCTTGTGCTTCTTCTAAATATTTATTTTGATTTGTATCCAAATATTTTTCATAAAGTAATGGTAATTTGTAAGAATTTTTGATATAATTCATATCTCCATGAGTATCAAAACGTACTATTGTATAATCAACGTTGTGTATTTTTTTAGACATGCAAAAAGAAACAATTTGATTATGTTTTGTAACATATTTTATTGGAATTTTGCCTATATAATGGTTATTTTTATAAAAATATATGCTGTAAAAATAAAGCATTTCCCATAAATATTGATCTATTGCATATTTTGCACGTTTTCTAAGAATATTTAAAAGTTCGTTGAATATTTTTTTAGAGTTTGTTTTTTTAAGTTTATTGAACAATATACTAATATCATTTATAAAATCATCGTGATCAGGTTTTACCATTTATTAAAAATGAAATTATAAAAGTTTATTTTTAATAAAAAAACTCCTTTAAAAATTATGGATGAATATGAAAATTATGAATATGAAAATGGCAAATATTTAATAAAGTTATGGATTACTAAATCCATAAGGAATTTAGATGATGATAAATTTA